TTTGCTTATTTTTGGGTATAAGACTGTGCTTTGATGTTCACGCAATCAGAAGGCACCTTGACAGCAAGGAGGGCAGATAATATGAGAAGATTAAAAATCGGAGTAATTATTTTATCTGCCGCATTGATTATGGGCTGTTCATCTAACAACAGTTCGCAAGCTGAATATGATAGCCTTATGGTGGAAAAGCAGTCACTTGAAGCAGAATTGGAAAAGCAAAAGGAAACCACAATTCAAGAGACAACACCGCTCGAAACAACCACAGAGGAAGTCACTACTACTGTACAGGAAACCACAACCGCAGTTGAAACGACTGCTCAAAGCGAAACATCGAAACAAGGCGAGGAAATTGAAGTACTTGCGGAGTACACACTGCCTGATGGTATCGGTTGGTATACAAGGCATTTTGTTGTGGTAAGAAATAACACTAATAAAACTTTGGAAATTTCGACATCCTCTAAGGCTTACGACGGTGATAGCAATGTTCTAGGATTAGCAAGTAGCGGAATTGATGCTCTTGGAGCAGGTTGCACTACAGTTTTTTACGAGGCATTTGAAACGTCGAGTACAATAGCATCTTATGACATGAATATTACATATAAGCCATCGACATGGGCTGAATCAGTAATTCAAGACTTGTCATATAGCGAAACCATCATAAACAATGGAGCTATATATGATGTTACGAACAATGGGAATGAAGCTGCTGAATTTGTGGAAGGATACGCATTGTTTTTTAGCGATGATACTTTGGTCGGGTATGACAGCAATTATATAACCGATGATGATTTGGAAATCAAATCAGGAGAAACAATATCGGAGCAATTTAGGTGTTATGAAAGCTTTGACAGAGTAGAGTTTTACTTGAACGGAGAAAAATAAGCAAGAGGGAGCTGAAAAGCTCCTTTTTGTTTGCAAAAAATTAAAAATAACTCTTGACAAAATGTAGCAACAAATGTATTATAAAAGCACAACAAAATGTTGCTACAAAATAAAAGGAGAGTGATAAGCGTGTCACCTAAAATAGGGCAAAAAATCAAAGACAATCCCAAAGACTTTATGTTGAGGACAAGGCTTGATGACGAAACCGTTAAGAAGTTGGATTATTCGGCAGAAAAACTCAATGTAAGCCGTTCAGAGATTGTCAGACGTGGTATCGAAAATGAATACCAAAAGGCAAAAAAGAAGTAATCGCAAGATTTGGCGGTCACACGATTACTCCTAAATGTACAATCCGCAAAGGAATTGATAAATCTATACTATCATTCCTTTTGCGGAAAATCAAGGTTTTTTTGGAAAGGAATGGTATGATATGACGAAAGAGCAGATTATCAAGTCAATTATCAGTAATTTAGAACACATCAACTTGCACTTCCTAAAGTGCGTACTGGCATACACGAATGTGTTAGCCGGGAACGAGAAGGGAGGCAATCAGTAATGGAAGAAAACAGAGCAATACTTCACAAGCTGATTGACAGCATAACAAGTGGCGGCACACTGGAATATCTTGCTACATTTGTAAGATTATTCTTAGAGAAGTGGGGTGACTGATATGGCAGAGCTTATAAAGATTGAGGGAACAGAGCTATCTATTAAGGAATACAATGGTGAAAGAGTAGTTACGCTTAGGGATATAGATTTTGTTCACCAGAAGAAGTCAGGGTCCAGCAAGAGAACTTTTGAAAGATATAAAAGTCACTTTATTTTAAATGAAGATTACTTTGAACTAACAAGGAAAGACTTAGGGGACAAGTTGTCCCCTAACGAAAAAATAGTTGGAAATCCTAATCTGAAAACATATCTTTTGACTGAAAGCGGGTATTTGATGGTTGTTAAAGGTTTTACCGATGACCTATCATGGCAAGTTCAGCGAAGCCTTGTGAATGGTTACTTTAAGGCTAAGGCACAGCCACAGACAGCGGTTGCGCCGGTGCAGGTTGAGGACACCAAGTACAACACAAGCGGAACACCATTGCCAAAAACCAAAAGCTGGTATGACCGCAATGTTGAGAAAATAAACTGGATATGCTCAAGGCTTGGTTGGCAGCAGTCAACTGTTATCCATAAGTTGCTCGTAAGGGTAGGGGCTGAATATGACCTCAACGAAGCAGACAGGATATATCAGCAGGAAACAGGACGTGAAAAGCGTTATATGCTTGACCTTGTGGATTACTTCCCGGAGCTTGCAGACATGGCGACGAACTGGATTAACGAAATGCTGAATTGGATAAAGTAAACAGATTAGTAGTGCGGCGGCACCTCAGAAATGGGGTGCTGTTTTTATTGTTGGAAAGGAGCGGACAATGAATAATCCTAAAATTGAAATCAAGACAGACGGAAGCATATCTCAGATATATGTTGACGGTAAAAAACTGGATGGAGTAAGGAGCTACAAGCTTGAACAGACAGTGAACGGAATACCGATATTAACCCTTGACCTCAACGCATTTGATGTATCAGTTGACGGACAGATGTTGACTATGCAAAAAGGCGTAGGAGAGATTGAATTGAGTATAAAGGGGTAATCAAGGGAGATTGTAGCACACAAAAGGCTTAAAATCTACTTTTACAATTTATTGTGCTAAAATCTGTATACAAAATGTAAACAAAACGTAGCCTAGATAAGTATAGATATAGATAAGAGTAGATAAGATTAATAAGAGTATATATATAATAAAAAGTAAATAAAGAAATACAGTATATTATTAATAATAATAGGGCAGTCCACAAGGGCTGTCCTTTTTATTAGATAAATTAGACACATGGAGGGATAAGACTATGAACATTGGTAACAGAGTATTTGCAGTTCAGGGCTATGTTGTGACGCAGAACTACGCACAGCACGTTGAGGCAGTCAAGAATGGCGGTTATGCACAGGGAATTGACCTTGTGCCGCAAAAGGACAACAGATACATTCAGAGCGATATTGTGGCTCATTCGGACGGCACAGTGCTTTACGCTGGCAACGGTGACGGCTATGGCAATGCCGTATGGATTCTGCATAATGGCAACTATGTGACTGGCTACGGACACATGAGAGAGCTTAGGGTTAAGACAGGCGATGTGGTTAAGCATGGTGATGTGATTGGCGTTGTTGGCAACACCGGTCATTCAACAGGCATACATCTTCACTTTGAGGTTCGCAAGTACAAGAAACCTTATACTGTCAACGCTAGTGATTTCTGGGGAGCAAACTCCTTTATGAACACGTCCAAGTTCGACTGGGTAGACCCGACACCGTACATCAACGCTGATTTACCGGGGCAGACGGTACAGGCAACCACAGATAAGTACTATCGTGTACAGGTTGGAGCTTTTGAGAACAAGAATTACGCAATCGACATGGCTAAGGACGTTAGGAGCAAGGGTTACAGTGCGATAATTAAGTACTATGAGGACAACTACCATGTACAGGTCGGAGCATACGAGGCTTACTGGCGTGCTACGGCAACAAGGCTCAGGCTGTTAGCGTCCGGCTACAAGGGAGCATTTATTACAAATAAGACAGGACAGGACATAGCATTTTAGCATCTAT